TTATCTCCATTTGACCTGACACGTGGTAGAATTACGCTCCGGGATAAATAGATCCCCGGCAAATATAAACTATATAAAAAGCTAAAGGATAATGAACCTAGGAGATCACGCACGAATATTTCGTGAAACTTTTGATCAAGAAATCCTCGACGATATATCATACTGTGGCTTTATCAAAAAGAAGCTATGGGATATGCAATTGGACTTGGTAGAGGAAGAAGCCGCAGAATTTCTCGAAGCAGCTGATGAGCTTTTCAAGACACCTGATGACGACAAAAAGCGGCTTGAACTTGTAAAAGAGTTGTCTGATCTAGTGTTTGTCTGCTATCAATTTGCAGCAACATTTAATATTGACTTAGACGAGGCAATGTTCCGCGTCTTTGAATCAAATCTGAGTAAACTAGATGAACAAGGGAAGCCCATCTATCGAGAAGATGGCAAAGTTTTAAAGGGTCCATTTTATAAAGAACCCGATCTTTCCGTTTGTGTACCTCTTTTCAACAAGCCACAAAAATGACCAATAACATTATTGCCCGTACAGGTCGTGTCCAAACATGGATGGACGATCCAAATAGTCGCCTGCCTGTGAGCTGCACGGTTTTTGTAGTAGAAGATTCGATGGAGGGAGAAAATGGAATTGAGGCTAGTTGGAGATTTGTCAGCCATGCACTCAGATATGGTGCAGGAGTTGCAATCCATCTCTCAAAACTTAGAGCAGCTGGCACTGATAACGGGAGAGGACTCGTTGCGAGTGGGCCTGTGTCATTTGGAAAAATCTATAGCTGCCTTAATGAGCAGCTCAGGAGAGGCGGAGTATACAAAAACGGAGCGGTGGTCCTTCACCTTGACATCTCCCATCCTGACATCATTGAGTTCGTCGAGACGCCTCGCCACGAATTACCGTGGGCTAAGCGATGTGTAAACCTGACAAAGCATCTTTGGAACGAAGCTGCTGTAGAAACCAAAGATGCAATCCTTAAAGGAATTGCACGTGGCGACATCTGGCTTGCAAAGATCAGACACGATCAAGCACGTGAACGCATTCATGCGAATGTGTGTTTAGAAGTCTTTCTCAGATCTCGTGGCACCTGTCTGTTGGAACACATTAACTTAGGTGCTTGTCGTCCTGAAGACTTGTCTGCTGCATTTACTGCAGGGATGAAGGAACTCTGCGACCTTCATGGCAAAACAGGTGTTGAAAAAACTGGTGAGTATTTGACGCAAGAGTCAGATCGTCAAGTGGGTCTTGGCATGTTGGGACTAGCTAATCTACTTTCTCTAGAAGGAGTGACGTACAGCCAATTTGCTGATGCTCTTGATTATCAAGATTTTGCATCTCAAGATTTGGTAGTGACTCCCGAAGCACTTAAGATAGTAAAACACCTACAGCAAGGAATTGACGCAGCTGCTGAGGTAGCTATGGCCGCTGGAATGATGCGGGCATTTGCTATTGCACCAACTGCTAGTTGTTCCTATCGCTATACAGACCGAGCAGGCTATACAACGGCCCCTGAATTGGCTCCACCAATCGGGCGCACTGTTGATAGGGACAGCTCTACATTCGGGGTTGAGCAGTTTGATTACGGAAACGTAGAAACTGCAGAAGAAGTTGGTTGGGTTGATTACAAGCGTGTTGTCGATGGCATCATGCGAATAGTTAATCGAACTGGCCTGGCCCACGGCTATAGCTTCAATTCTTGGAGCGATGTCGTTGTATACGATGAAGCTTTTGTACTTGAGTGGCTTGACTCACCTCAAACTAGCTTGTATTACAGCTTGCAGGTTATGCAGGATACTCAAGCAAAAGATGACGCCTTAGCTGCATTAAATGGTACTGATTTTAAGTCAATGTTTGGGTTTGAATTAAACTCTGATGACGACTTTGATCCATATAACGATCCAAGCGCTTGCGTAGGTTGCGCAGAGTAACACTAACAATTTATAACAATGAAAGCAGAAACTCCTTACATTCATCTTCATGAGCGCAAGCGCACATGGACCCCAGTTCAGGTATCAGCAGGAACCCTACTTGAGGGTGGCGAAGATGTAATTAAACGTGCATTGGCCCTTAGATGTCTTGAGATTCCAGTAGGTGATTTTATATCAGACGCAATGAAAGGAGATCTGCCAGACGTTAAGGGCTGCAAAGAACTGCTCTTATCAAATGTAATAGATGAGGAAAAACATGATATTGCTCTCAATTTTGCAGCTGCCTCCCATCGAGTCAGCGATAGACACGAGGCAGAAGCTCAGAAAATATGTAAAGCGTGGTTGGAATTGGATCGTCACCCGGTCCTTAAAGCCGTGGTTCTGGAGAGATCCGTCTTCTTCGTTCTCTTACCGATCTTTCGATTCCTTGGAGACACCGGATTACGCACAACAAGTGCCGATATCTCACGAGACGAACAGACCCACGTATGTGCCAATACACTCGTATGCGAAGCGCTTGGACTTCAAGCTGACAAGACCATCGACAATCTTAGGCGTGCTACGGTCTCATGGGTTGTCCACTCCTTACAAGGGAAAAGTGATAACAAACATCTCTCCAGTAACTTCTGGCTTGAAAGTTCAGATTCTCTCTTTGCCAGAGGGAAAGCAGAAGGATTAGCAGAAACAAGGGCAAGTCGAATGCCTGCTTTTTTTGAAACTAATAATGTCAATCTGCCTCAATACGCATAAACAATAACTTAAGCTATTAATTCTAAAATTGTACCCACTTTGTATACTTGTACTTAATTGTTCCATGAAAGGGAACATAATTCATCCTTCTAGATATCGATATTGTTTTTCAGGCGGGGTAACCATACCCTGCCCCAAGCGATCTAGAGACTACGAAGATGAAATGGACGAACGATTTATTTTTAACACTGATCGCGAATCCAAGTTGAACTTTAATTTTTCACGATGACTAAAATCCAAGTTGTTGCCGAAAGCATTTGTCCCGATACATTTGATGACAGGCAACTGCCCACAGATGTGCACATTATTACGTTTACCAAGGATGGAGAGCGTCAATTTGATGCAGTCCGTGCATACACCAAAGTTGATATCTTTGATGAATACTATGACAAGCTTGGAAAAGACAACCCAATTCACTCAATTGAATCTGGGTACGGTAGAATTAGACCAAAACTATATGGCAAAATCTCGTCCAATGAAGAAAGCTGATTATATTGCTCAGCTACAATTAATTATTGCTGGATATGGATCCCAATTGTCTGTAAAACAATTAAAAAAACTAATTGCAAAATATGCATAGCGCAAACCTCATTTGGGTTACTCCAGATGCAGAAAAATTAATCGGGAAAATCGCCCGTGTTTCAAATCCAAATAACGAAGATAATCCAGAAGTAAATGGACTGCTCAAATACCTCGTCAAGCACAGGCATTGGTCTCCCTTTGAGATGGCAAGCATGTGCGTCGAGATCCACACTACAAGAGCTATTAGCCCGCAAATCTTGCGTCACCGTAGCTTTTCGTTCCAAGAGTTTAGCCAAAGATATGCAATCCCCACAGATACATTTGCCACCGTCCTCCCAGACTTGAGACGTCAGGACACAAAGAATAGACAAAACTCCATCGATGATATCGAGGAAGTGAGGAAGGAGTATTACGAAGAGAAAATTGATGAACACTTCCGCCAGGCCGTTGCTCTGTACGAATCGATGCTTCATTCAGGAGTGGCAAAGGAATGTGCCAGGTCCGTGCTTCCTTTGAACACGGTCACCAGACTTTACATGTCGGGAACACTTCGTAGCTGGATGCATTACATCGATTTAAGAGGTGCTAATGGGACACAGAAAGAGCACATGCAAATTGCTCGATCCATTGGTGAAATTTTTGACACTCAGTTTCCTACAATATCTCGCGCCATGTGGGGATGACGATTAAACTAAAGACTGACAAAAGCTATATCAGTCAGAATGAATTTTATTGCAGCGACAGTTGAACTACGATCCTTTATCCCAGATTCAATTAACACTTATGGGTTGGACTATTGCGGCGCTAATGCTGTGCTGCCCGGTGGTAGTGAGTCTTCAGAGGTTCAACTCAGAATCCTCTGTTACAACAGACAAGGACCAAAGCTCACTAACTTTAAAGAGTGGAAAGCAGGGTCAAGAGCGCTTGTAACTGGCACAGTTATGTTCTCTGAAGACACCTCAAAACCTCTGGATGTCATCGTGACAACTATTGAAACTTCAGTGCCTTCTGACATGTACTGCAATCAAGTAGTTTTAGGCAACGCTTTCTTTGGATCTAAAGATGTTAAGGAACGTAAGAACAATCAAGTTGCAGTTAAGATTGGCACATCACTTGATAATTCAGATGTAGTGACCTGGCTATTTATGGAAACACATGAATCACGCAAAAAGAAATTACTTGATCGAATTCGCCCAGGACGCCCTCTATGTGTCCAAGGTTATCTTCGCGAATATCGCAAAGATGATAGTGACAGCCCCTATCGTGCCATTGTCGCATCTGATTTCACTACTAGAAAGGAGCGTGAGCAGACTTCACGCAATCCCCAGAAGAGCGGCACAGCAGCGGGCTACTCGGAAGTTGACCCAACGCCGGATTATTGACAGAAGAAACCATATAAGCCAAGGTAAACCTGGCTGGGATGCAAAGATTTACGGTTCAAAATAACCTCACGTTCTATTAACATAAGGCTTATATTTGGAGAGTCAACATAAATGAAATATGACACTCCAAGTATTGCCTCCAGAACTTTTGGAGGAACCAAAAGAAAGAATTGAAACTAAAGAACCTCAACCATATTGGAAACCTAGCAGCTTGAAGGATGGAGAATCAGAAGAATTCAGATTGCTTGGTTGCTACGAAACTGGACACGCAATCATGGGATGGCAATATGCCTCCGAAGCGGCGGGGACAGATGGTAACCTCCGTTTTAATGGTTACGTGGTTACTCGTAGTCATCCTGGTAACCCTACCGACATTGCGCGAGAAACAGATTGGTCCAAACCAGACCGACCCAAAATTGATGGAACATTCGTCAAGCCACGTAAATTTCTTGCTTGGGTAGCTACTTCTGCATCTCGCTCTCGATTGGAAGTGCTGTTTATCGAACAGAAGTCATTAAGAGATCAATTGACAGAAGTACTACAAGAAGTGGAGGACTTTACATGGACAGAAGATGGACTCGCTAATTTCTCGATTAAGATTAGTCGTAAGGGAACTGGCCTGGAAACTTCATATAGCATCCTTCCGAAGGTGCGAAAAGTGCCTGACAAAATTAAAAGTGAATGGGAATCCCAACGCAATTCAATTTGGCTCCCTAACTTCTTTGAAGGGAAAGATCCTTTTGATGGTAAGCAAACTAACTCGAAAGGCTTACCGGCTGGTGGAGTAGATAAGCGCGGATCAACCGTGCTCACAGAGAAAGCTAAGAAAAAAGATGATAACGAAGGAGAATTCTAATGACACAGTCAAACCTTGAAAAGCTGCCGCCAGAGATGCAAGCCCGTATTGCTGAACTGATGCAGCAAACGCAACCTGATTTACCTGAATCACCACATCAAGCAGCAATTGCTCCACCCCCTACACGTGCTCCGTCTTTAATGGATCACACTATTGCGCTTCGACAAGAAGTTGCTCAACTTTCTTCGCAAGTAGCTGCAATGGGACAAGTCACTGAAGCCGTGGGTCAAGCGGTAGGAGAGTTATACCAGTTGTTTCGTGCGCAAACCGCAACTACAGATTACAGCGCAGCGTATCAAGCGCACCAGGAAGTAGAAGGTGACTACTGATAAACCGTATAGGATTCAGACTTCAGCCGGACATAGGAAGTACCTGTGCTCCGGCATTTATATGCCCAGTGTTACCACTGTGCTTTCAGCCACTGAATCTGAAAAATCAAAGGCTGGTCTCAGAACGTGGCAAAAGAATAATCCGGGCGCGCTAGAGGAGGCATCTACTCGCGGCTCGGCTATTCACTTAGGTTGTGAGAATTATTTACGTGGTATCGATCCAGGTGTGCCAGAACAATATCTTGATTTCTGGAACGGAATATCCAAATACCTTGACTGGTTTGATACAATTCATTGGTCAGAGCGTCCGCTCAGACCTGATTGGAATCACCTCAGAAGCGATGATAAAGAAGTTGCATTTGTCTGGAGCACCGAGCATAAATATGCTGGATGCCCTGACCTCATTGGTGAAATTGGTGGAGTGCGAGTTATTGCTGATTTTAAAACTAGCAATGCTCCTTACTGCGCTACTTTCCCTGAGCGTGGAGATCGCATTGGTTTCGGTGGTTACCGGAAATACACCAAATGCGCCCAGCAAATGGCGGCCTATCGATACGCTTTAAATGAGAGAACTGGGTTTCTCTGTGATGTTGCATTGATAATTGTTTCAACTCCTGAAACGACACAAGGCATATTCATTGATGGTGATCAGTTGCCTCTACATGAGTCACGCTTTCTAAAACGTAGCAAACAATTTCACGACATAGATAATGAAACTTCAGATTGCAGTAAACAAGAACTGCAAGAACAAACAGTCTAAGCCTGCCAGGGGATGGCAAAACATAATTGAAGACCTTGAATGGTTACTTGGATGGGTGAAGCATGGCTACGGCTGGTGTTCTACCCATTTTCTTGACAGGCACAGAAAAGCTGACAATGCAGTTGGATCGAACATGGTTGTCATCGACATGGACGGTGACACCACCCTGTCTCGTTTTTGGAGAACTGATACAGCAAAAGCTTGGTGTGCAGCAACCTATACCTCAGCCAGTCATACGGAAGATGAGCACAGGTTTCGTGCCTTGTTCCCACTAGGTAAGAATTTGATGTCATCAGCAGAGCATCGTGGTGCTTACTTTCTCATCGTCAACCGTCTTCTCGCAGAACTAGGTCTTGAATCCTTAAAAGACGATTGTGGGCAAAAACCAGAGCGTCTTTGGTTTGGTAACACTGGTGCAACTATTCAAAGAAATAAAGAAAGTGAGCCTGTACCTGAGTTTTTATTAGAAGATATTGCTTATGAAGAATCAGTAAACTTCACTGCAGCTGACGTCACAGATATTGATATTAAGCGATGTCAGTGGCTGCTAAATAGCTTCCTACGGCCATCTGAGGATGGAGAGTATGAAAGTTACTACGTGCCCCTCATGGCCGCTTGTGCTGGTGTAGGAGAGCCTCTATTTGATAGTTGGGTTGATTGGGTATTACGTGGACATCATGGGGAGAAAGAAGAGAATACAGCAGCATTTAAATGGAGAGGTCTCGGAAACTATTCAGGTCATACTACACTTTATTCGCTTGCTAAAAAGCAAGACGCAGATTGGGTAAAAAAATTACCTGATCATTTGAGATTTGGTGCAGTTGGATCTGCTGTTGGTTATACCGAGTTTGATCCTTTGACAAATCTTGACGAACTAATCAATAATTACACTGGAGGAACAATGCAAGACCATGGGATAGAGCCAGAACCTTTGCCAGACGTTTCACAGGCAAAGAAAAAAGGTAGACCTAAGAAATCATCTGATGATGCTGCCAAAGAACGCCAAGGTGACGTTGAGAAAGTCAAATCAATCCTACACAATCTCAGAACTAATGAACTAACAAACTCTATTGAGTACGACAATGATCAAGGCAAAAAATGCATTCTGCAAGGTAATGATCTTGATTTGATGACAGTAAAAATGTCCTGTGAAAATGGAATATTTATTCCTGAACAGCGCATTAAAGCAGCAATTCAATGGGCAGCTAAGCAGAATTCTTATTGCCCTATACGTCAATATCTAGATAACTGTGCTGCAAACGTAGAGCCACACTCCGAATGGAATCATATCGGGGAAGTGTTCTTAGGTAATCGACATAAGATTGCCACAACTGCCATGCAAAGGATGATGGTCGGTGCTGTTGCTAGAGCATATAACCCAGGATGCACAATGTCTTGGCTACCAATTCTTGTTGGTGCTCAAGGTGTCGGTAAATCTATGTTTGCACGTAGCCTTGTTCCTCAAGACTTGTTTTCGGAGATTACAACTCCTATCGAGACATTAATGAAAGAACAGTACAGACTTCACGTAGCATGGTTATTAGAACTACCTGAAATTGACAATTACTTCAATGTCAGAAATATTGAGAACTTTAAAAATCTCATTACAACAAGAGTGGATGAAGTCCGCTTTCCCTACGCTCAGTTGCCTAGCAAACTTGCTCGGCGTTTCGTCCTCATCGGTACTACTAATAGGAATCAGTTTCTGGTTGATAGTACTGGTAATCGTCGTTTTGTTCCCCTGGAGGTAGGGCCTGGATTTGAAATTCCATGGAAGACATTATGCGAAGAGCGTGATAGTCTATGGTCTGCTGCAATTGCAGCGTACCGTAAAAGTATTGGATATGAATTCAGTCGAGACGAGATCCTTGCTATCTCTGAATACATTCAAGAGTTTGGCGATCCTGACCCATGGGTTGAGAAGGTCACTGCATATGTTGCAGACAAGACTGAAGTCACTGCTGTACAAGTCCTTACCAGTGCTCTAGAGCTTGATCCTCGTAGTCAAAGCAGACGTGAAGGCAGACGGGTTGCAGATGTTCTGCAATCTTTAGGCTGGAGGCGTATTGTCACGACTAAGAAAGATACTATTTCTGGTAAGCGTAAATCAATACGTGTATGGCGACGTCCAGAGAATGACCCTCTAATTGAAGATCACATTCTTAACGACTTCTAACTACACTTTAGTTACGGAAAACACATATTTCATGAATTAAAATGAAAGCATCTGATATCAAAATTGGGCAGCGTGTCTTTGTTATGCCTAAAGAACTCAACGCTTTAGTCGTTGGCAAACCTGAGTATTACACTCCAAGAGCCAAACTTGTACGAATTAAATACGAAAATAGTACAAGATACGAATACAAACTTAATCATCAACTTGAATTACTGCCAACTGAAGAACAATATTCAGCTCATGGTGGTGTTTACGTAAAACCTGAAGGGTCTTTCTGATGAGTGAAGCACAGCCAAGCAAAAAAACTGGAGGCCATGCTTATGGCAGACGCAACCTAAATCTGTCTAATACAGCAGAAGAAGGTGCTCTCTGTATTTATTCAGGTCACTCTATCGGTCGATTTAGCGCAAGCTCCATGAGATTCGACAGTCATCAAGCCTGTGTTCGATGTGTAGCCGCTGCTCGTGAAGGGCGAATGTCATTCGATATCGACCGCCTGCTTAAAAGAGAACAGAAGCGTGCTCTCAAGTTTTGGTCAAAGGTTGACATCGGGCAACCTGACGAATGTTGGGATTGGCAAGGCTACAAAGCGCCAGGCACTGGGATGCCTCAATTCCCATGGAGACGTCCTGGCATCAGCAAGAGCACTCAACATCACCCTCAGCGTGTAGCTATGTGGTACACGTGGGGCGACTTAGGTTACACAGGAGTTAAATCAACCTGCGGTAATAAATACTGCTGTAATCCATTTCATCTTATACCCCAGAAAATTGGGGTCTTTGTAGATCATGATTCTTATCTAGAAAGTTTTGAACTCCAATGTCAGCTTCATACGCTTAGACAAAGGGTAGCCGAATATACACTTGAAGAAGCTATGAAAGAGCAAGAAAAAGAGATGAATAAAATGGAGAATGATGCAAGAGCGGATCTTCTTTTTGCACCAGATACTGACTTTGCAGACCGATTTGAAACAGTTATGGAAGATATGTTGCTTGGTCGGCATAGCAGTCAATCTGACGCACTAGATGAAAACCAATCTCAATAAAACTCCACAAACGTGAAACAATTCACCTATCCTTATTAAAGAGTCATTCGCATATGTCTAGACGTACAGATCTAATTAAAAAGCTACTTGCTTCAAACAAGTTTGGCAAAGAAAAAGATCAAGAGCAGCAATTTCTCACTGCTACTGCTGAGTTGATCCTTCACGATCTGGTTAACATGGCCCTAAACGGAGTTGAACGTGAAGGTGCTGGAACACTAATCATTAATTTGATGAATGATTCCACCACATTTATGAGCGGACACTCTGTTGAAAAGGATATTGTTACTGCAGAACGTGAAGAAGATGAACTAGTTCTTGAAATGCTTCGTGATCTGATCGAAGAGATCGATACGAATGACTGGTCCAAAAACGTACTTATAACTCTGATCAGTGATGCTGGAACAAGAACATTTGCAGTCGAAGCAGGTGGGTGCCAAGAAGGCTTTAGAGCGCTCGCAGAAGAATTTAGCGGATAAACTTGCTGCTAAAGGACTTAAACTGCCTTTGTATCCCACACCGCAGCTCATTGATCGAGCAAGGGGAGTGATGGGCAGCATTGACTTTGATCCCACATCTGACCCTGTGCAGCAGGTTCTAGTTGATGCAACCTCTGTTCCAAGCATTGAAGTAAATCCTTTGCAGGAGCATTGGCATGGGAATGTTTGGGTTGCTCCAAAAGGGGCAGTCCGTGACTCTCGTATTTGGTTAAACAAAACACTAAGCGAATATCGCAATGGATATATCAAAAGTTTTGTATTCTTCAGTAGCGCTTCTGAGCTTTTACGAGCTGCACCTGTCGTCTGGGATTATCCTATTTGCATCCCTTTTAAACGAGTTAAACAATTAAGAGCTACTGCCACTGGGTTTGAGCCTGTATCTCCATCGACTTGGAATTTAATTATATTTGGTCCTCCGATCAATCAAGCTCTAACTGATATTGATAAAGTCTCACTTTTCTATAACAGCTTTAGAGACGTCGGTCGCGTTATCTACAGTGAATATGCTGGAGACAATTGGTCTAAAGATCTTGAGTTCTTTGAAGATAACAAAGGGATTATCTGATGAGTAAACATATTTCATCTGAATATTTCTACTATCTTCCGTCTAAAAATAAAGTACATCCTTGTCGATTGATTATTAAAGATGGTACTCTGATGTGGAAACACGCACTGATTGTGGATAATGAATGTACTTACATGCCACAAACAGAAGCACATGAAAATCACATAATAAAAACTGCCCAGCGTCTTGAAGAGCTGAACAGTTGGCTGTCCCAAGGTCTAGATCCATGGGAATCGTTTAATGTACAAGCTTGGTACTTTCCTACTGAGCCTGAATTATCTGAAGGAATCTCTGTTTACTTTACACATAGTATTCACGATAATCAATATACATATGATGCCCTCCTGCCACATATACAGGACCACGAGATCCTGCAGTTACGTCAGACTTATCTTTACTTCCAACGTTGTTGACAACAAGGCCGCATATCTGCGGCTTTACTATTGTAGCGAATCAATTAATTTTTTAAGATACCATTCAGCTTTTTGAGCATCTTCTTTCGAGTTGGTTTTATGCCACAACCTCAGCAAGTACTTCAGAACATTCGCCTGATACACACCAGCCATTACTGTTGGAGCATCTCTCGTGGCATCCTCAATAACCTCAATAGCTTCAACACGTCCTGAAGTGTAATGAGACGGGGAGTTAACCATATCCCGAGCCCGATTAGGGAAATGAAGAATGTCGGGGCTATTGCTACTTCTAAGAGTATCGTTGCAAAAAGTATCCCAAGATGAATCAGTGTCAAAATCAAGTGGCTTAAACTTGTTTTCGCTGTTATCAAATTCAATTGA